CCTCCATCCTTTGCTTTTTTCACCTGATGCTCTGGAAAGGGAATCCATTGTGGAATGGAGTCTTTCAAAATCCTGATTCAAGTAATACTCGGTTATTCTTTGCTCTTGCTGAATACTTAATGCTAAGTTTTGCAAAGAATCATTTTCAGAATATAACCTTAGAATCTCAAGTTGATGGAGATGAGTTCTTATTGCTAATGAATCAACTCTGTTAGTCAGTTCCTTTTCAGTTTTTGATGGACCGCAGGAAAAAGCTAAAAGCAAGGCCAGAATTAAAGTGTTTTTTACCATTTTAAAAGTTCTTTAAAAGTATCAATTAGTTTTTGAAGAAAAGTCTTTTTGCGGTCTTCAATTGCTTCCTTTTTCAAGATTGGTGAAATGTTGGTTTTCCATTCCGGTTCTTTCAAATCTCTTGTTCTTTTGTAAAAGTCCATTCCCAAAAGGATTAACCTACCTAAGACCAGGATTGCACCACCATGAAATAAAAGCCATGACTCGGATAATTCCATTACCGACAAGAACCAAAGCCAATAAACGGTTATATCCGTAATCATTTTATAGCAATCTTCCTTTATTCTGCAAAGGAATTGAACAATTATTTCTTTCATTACTTTGACCAGATAACTTTAGAAGGAAGTGCAGGATCGGAATCAACGTGAATCCAACTTTTATAAATGCCTATGCGAGTGAAACCAACCTGCTGCAAGGCTGTTAAAATCTTATAACCATCGGAACCAGTTGAATAGGCAATATCAGCTGCAAATCCTTTTGTATGAGCTGAATTAGGAGTTCCACCAACCTTTTTATTATGTGATTCACTACGATAGCCAGAATTGATTTTAAAAGGCACTCCGGCAATTCCTCTGGCTTTATCCAACTTCATTAGAAAGTCAGGATTCATTTTTGCCCCTGAACCTGATTGGTCTGGGCTATCAAATTCAGAAAGGTTAAAGTTTTCTAATTCCATGCAGCAAAACAAACGATATTTTTTGAAAAAATCAAAGGTTTTAAACTATTGAAAATCAACCTAATATAATTTATTTTAAAAATATTTTATCTTTTTTATTAAATATGTTTGCAGAATTAAAATAAGGTTGTACTTTTGACCCAACAAACAAAAACAAAAACAAACAACAAAATGAAAAATCAAAAACAACAAGTAAAAGTTTTAGGCCAAACAGTAACAGTTGGATCTAAGTTACATGCTAAATTAGTAGCACAAGTAAAGCAGTTCAATGATTTAACAAAATACGAAACCAATTAATCAAATCGGGGCTTCGGCCCCTTAACTTTTAAACAAACAACAAAATGGAAAACAAAGAAATTAACCGCAAATTCTGCGTTTATGATGTTGAAAATCCTCACATCTGGAAAGAATTTCAAAACCTATCCTTTAAGCTAATCGACAGGGGATTTACTAAGCTTTCAGCCGAATTGATTTATAATCAAATCCGATGGCTTAAATACATGCAACATGGCAATGATGGGTTCAAGATTAACAACAATTTCAAAGCTTTTTATGCCAGAAAGTTCATGAAGGAATACCCTGTTTATAATGGCATTTTTGAACTTAGGAAATCAAAATTTGACGAAGATAATTAATCCAATGCCTAAAGGAATACCAACAACCGGAACACGCAAACCAGGTGCAGGACGTAAAGCAGGACCGCAAACAGCAACAGTTTCTTTCAGAGTTCCAATAAGCCACGCAGGGACGATTAAACTATTAGTCAAATCCTTTTTACTTGAATTAAAAAATGAGCCTTCTTAATTGAAGGTTTTTTTTATTTATATTTGCCAAACAATAGCGATAAGATGCGCCCCAATCCGTCCCTGAGGGGATTAAATCTTAAGGCCAAAATGGAGGGGTATTGTAATGAGCCAGTTCTGAAAAGGATTGGCTTTTTTTATTTTAATTGTTTAATTTCTGTAATTCTTATATTTGCCAAACAAATTTTAAACCTATGCCATTAAAACAAGGATATTCAGCTAAAACAGTAAGCAAAAATATTAAGACTGAAATGAAGTCTGGAAAACCTCAGAAACAATCGGTTGCCATTGCTTTAAGTGTTGCTGAAAAGGCAAAAAAGAAAAAGCCTAAAAAGTAATGCCCGAAAAGAAATTCACAAAAACAATCGGAGGTAAAACCGTTAAGTTTGGGGCGAAAGGGTATTCCATTGCTCCCGGAACTGAAAAAGGTGATTCCTATTGTGCAAGGTCAGCAGGCATTAAGAAATGTAAAAATCCACCTTGTGCAAATGACCTAAGCCGTCAAGCTTGGGGATGTGTTGGAAAGAAATCGGTAAAATCAAAAGCTGTAAAATTTAAAAGGACATAAAATGAAAAAGCCAGGACTATACGCTAATATAAACGCTAAGAAGAAACGCATTGCAGCAGGTTCAGACGAGAAGATGAACAGGGTAGGCTCTAAGGCTGCACCTTCGGCAAAGGACTTTAAGGAGGCTGCAAAAACGGCTAAAAAGCCAACGAAAAAGAAATAGTTATTTACAAAATATTTACCATGAAAATGGAGGCACTTAAATTAAATCAATATGTCGGTTCAAACCGTTAAGCTATCAGATGTAAAATCGAATCCAAATAACCCTCGATTAATAAAAAACGATAAGTTTGAAAAGCTTGTCCAGTCCTTAAAAGACTTTCCAGAAATGGCAAAGGTTCGTCCGATTGTAGTCAATCAGGACTTTGTTGTTTTAGGGGGTAATATGAGGCTCAAAGCAATGAAAGAAGCAGGATGGAAAGAAGTACCTATTCAGGTTGTTGATTGGTCTGAGGAGCAGCAAAGGGAGTTCATTATTAAGGATAATGTCGGTTTTGGTGAGTGGGAGTGGGATGTGCTTGCAAACGAATGGGAAGTCGAAAACTTAAATGATTGGGGGTTAGATATTCCAATGTTTGCACCTGCAGTTGATTATTCTATTTTAGATGATGAAGATGTTTCCGGTCAATTAGAAGATATGACCAATGGAGTGAAAAAAGCTATTCAGATTGAATTCGAATCTGAGCATTATGAAGAAGCCTACGCCCTTGTAAAGTTCTGGCGAGATCGTCAAGGATATGTTGGAGGGATGATAATGGAGTATCTTAAATCTGAAAAAGAAAAGATATGAAATTAAACAAAGGTCAAATCAATGGTATTCAATTTTACCATCGTGAAGGAATGTCTGATCTGAAGACTTTTGAAGAAGTTTTGAGAAATGAAGTCTACCTAAAAAAAGGGATGACAATTCAACCTGGTGAAACGTGGATGGACTGTGGAGGTAATGTAGGGGCTTTCACTTTATTGGCTTGTTCAAAAGGAGCAAAGGTTACTGTTTATGAACCTGACCCATTCAACTGCGAAATGATTAAAAAGAACCTTTCTTTAAACGGATTTGAAGCAACCGTAAAACAAGCTGCTTTAGTCCATAACGACATGAAAGAAATCATTTTATTCATTGGCAATAATGGCAATGTCTGGAGGAACTCGATAGTTAAAAAATGGAATAACAAAGGGATAAAAGTACCTTGTTTGAACTTCGATTCTGAGTCAAAAAACTTTGATTGTTGCAAGATGGATATTGAAGGGGCTGAAATGCTAATTCTTGAAAACACGAAAAAGATTTTCAAGAAATTGGTTTATGAATGGAGTTTTGATATTGATGAAAGTTTACCAAGATTTTGGGATATCATTGAAAAGCAACTAAAACAATATTCAGATTTAAAAGACGTAGGTAATACTGGGAAATTCAAAACTCGTGATTATGATGTTTGGCAAAAATCTTGGTTTCCTGCTTGTACAAATGTTTTCGCATTCAATAAATAAGCTATGAAAAGAATTGATTTAATACCAGTAGAACATAGCCGCAAGATTGGGGAGGCTTGTGAGTACATTGAGCCAAATGTAACAGAGGATTGTATCTTTTATGCCGATGGCGAACCTATCGGATTCTATCTTACTAAGATGCCTGAAAACATGTGCAAACTTGCTGATTTGGCAAATGCTGAATTAAATTCAAAAAGAGTTCCAAAAACAACAATGACAAGGCAAAAAACTGATGGTAAAAACGAAAACGGCACATATAAATACAAAAACGTAGTTGATCAATATAGCGTAATACTTGGCGGCGTTCCTCCAAAGCCCCACATGAGAAGGAATTATGCCACATTATCAAGCGTTCATTCTGTCAAGACTGCACAAACTTTTATAAAGGCTATGTTATTACTAGCTAAAGAAAGTGAGCAACTAATTAAGGAAATCCTTCCAAAACAATACGAACAACAATTACAATTATTCCAAGGGGTTCCAGATAAATGGAAATTTACAAACCTATTTACAAGTTCAATTTCAAACTATAATATTTCTGCTCCATTTCATAGGGATACAGGAAACATAATAGGAGCAGTTAATGTAATAATTTGCAAAAAACATAATTCAAAAGGAGGTGATTTACACGTTCCAGACTATGGAGCAACTATAGGCCAACAAGATAATTCAATACTTGTTTACCCTGCTTGGAGGAACGTTCACGGAGTAACTCCAATCATTCCAACCTTTGAAGGAGGGTACAGAAACAGTCTTGTTTTCTACCCTCTGAAAGCTTTTGTTGGAATGGTTTAAATCAGTTTAAATACAGTTAAAATGGGATCAGGGAGAAAGGATATTTATAAGGATGCAAAACCATTCAAAAAAGGGCAGTCTGGAAACCCTAAGGGCCGACCGAAAAAGATCCCCGAACTACGGGAGCTATTGGCCAATGTATTAGGTGACGAAAAGGACGGCAAGACCGCAGCTGAAGCCATACTGATGGCATTAAGAAACAAAGCTATTAAAGGTGATGTTAGGGCTGCTGAGTTGCTTCTGGACAGGGCTTACGGCAAAGCAAAGCAAGACTTTGACATTTCCGGTTCAACGATTACAGTAATCAGACCAGAGCCAATGAGAAACGATGAACTGGATAGTGAAGAAACAGACCAATAAATTAAACAGAGGCTAATTAGTGCCAAGTGTCGATTTAAGTAATCCTAATTTATGGAGTAAAAAGTATTTACCCTCGATAATTACTCCAAACATTTATAATATTCTTTGGGGAAGCGCAGGTAGTGGGAAAAGTCAAACCATGATTCAGTTTTTCTTGATGGAGGTAATGGACCAATCCCAAAATCAGGAACAAACTTTCTTTGTCATTCGTAAAGTAGCTGCAACCCTTCGTAATTCAGTCTATCAGGACTTTAAGAATAAAATATCTGAATGGGGATTGCATTCAATTGTAAGAACTTTAGATGGCTATTTGGAAGTAAGATGTGGCAACAATAAAATAGTGTTTCTGGGCTGCGATAATCCTGAAAAACTAAAGTCGTTAAGTCAGGCAAAATACATCTGGATTGAAGAAGCAACTGAATTGGCTTTAGAAGATTTTACACAAGTAACTTTAAGGCTTAGAGGTCATTCAAAACATATTAAAAGATTCTTTTTAACTTTTAATCCAGTATCCGATTCCCATTGGATTAAAAAAAGATTCTTTGATGAACCTCCGCAACATGAGGTTAATAGAATCCAACGGATTCATGGCACTTACTTAGATGCTTTGCCTTTTCTCGATAAGGAATACCCTAACAGAATGGAGGCTTTAAAAGATGTTGATGAAACCTTTTACGAGGTCTATGCCAAAGGAAACTGGGGAGTATGGGATCGTGAATCCTTATTTGCCAGAAACTTTAAACAAGATGAACATTGCCAAAACTATACAGTAAAAGCCCATCCAGGATTGGAGTTGTACCTATCATTTGACTTTAACGTGACCAATACTTGTGTAATTGCTCAATTCTCAAAGAATAGCGTAGAAGCTGGCTATTATGCTAAAATCAATATCCTAAAGGTTTATCGGGTTGGTGACCTGGAAGAACTTTGCAAGGCAATCATGATGGATTATCCCGGTATGAACTACATCATAAACGGTGACCCGGCAGGAAACAGCAGGCAAGCAGGAACGAAAAACAATATCAGTAACTTCCAATTGATTCAATCAGTTTTTGGAGTTCGTGACATCAACATGCAGGTGTTAAGGTTTGCACCTTCACATTTGGCTACAAAGTTGATTTCTGATATGTGTTTCAAGAAGTGCCTATTCTGGATTTCAACTCCAAACTGCAAGGAATTGATAGCTGATTTTAAGGAGGCAAAAGTTGACAGGACAGTAAGCTTAGATCCATGGAAAAAAAAGAATCCAAATATGAGCCATGCTCTTGACTGTTTTCGTTATTTCATTTATGGGAATTTTCTGGAAATAACTTCAACTTATAACCTCGATAAATTTGATGCAAGAAAAATGCAACTGTAATTTGTAACTTTGTAAAAATTCAAAAAGATATGAGTTGTAATAATTGCGGAACGTGTTACCAGATTTGTTCACCGTTCCAATCTTGTTTTTCTGAAATGTTGGTGCAGGTTCCAATTGACTACACTCAATCGGATATAGTTATAAAGATAGCCAATGGTCAGGGGATTACATTTGAGCAACAAGCGGAGGTAATAGAAGGCTTTGCAACAATTGATTTAACATTGTTTCCTGATGGGTTCTTTTCTTCTTATGGCGGTCCTTATACATTGCAGTTCTTTGATTATATTACTTTGCAATTAATTAATTTTGTTGCAATGGATGGAAATAATTATAATTGCATTGGATTTAAGTTTGCGAACGGTTCTGTAGTTGACAGGGTTATAATTAAAATTTTAAATACTCCAAATCCTGTCATACCAGTTGAACCAATACCTGCAATAAATCAAGTATCAATTGCTTTAAATCAAATTCAAGATCAATTAAATGAATTTACTTTTTTGATTTCATAATTATAGATTTAAAAAACATGAATATTAATATTAATTTTGTTGCAATTGCTCTTAACGAGCAGCAAAATCAATTAGACGAACTTATATTTTTACAAGTTTTAAATAATCAACAATAATGGCATTTATCGGTAATTGTGTTGCCCCTTCTTTTTATGGGGCTGGAAATTCAGTAACAGGTCCAGTAGTAGAACCTCTTGGACCAGATGGTATACCAGAAGTTCCAATATCTTTAAATCAAACCTTTTGGATTGAAACAAGAAATTTTTATGTACCTTATTTATTTGGTGAAATTGAGGGTTACATGATAAATTTTGTCCCATCAGGAAGTAATCATTTTCAAAAACAATGGTTGATAGATATACCTGGAAATGTAAAAACAATTCAAGCTGCCCAAACTTTTTTTAATCGATTAGACGAGTCTTTTGATAATTCAATTATTGATGGGGTTTTAATGACTTTATTAGCAGGTCAGGGAGATAATCTTTCAAGCCCTGTTTATTTTGCTGCCCCTACAAATAAATTGCTTTCAAAGAGGGGTGAATATACAATTGAACAATTTTATTTTCCATGGCCTTATGCAACTTCTCCAAATCAAATTCATAATGTTGATGGTGTACAAAGAGGTTCAATAATTAAGTTTTTTGCAAATGATGGAAGTTTTTTAGTTTCATTTGATTTGACACAAGATTTAAGAAGAAAACTTAACACATTCCCAAGTTAATTAGTGGACTTTGTCGTAGGAACCCTTGTTAAATTCAGACGTACATCCGGGACTATTTGTTCCGGAAACGTCAAGAAAATTGATGGTGAGTTTTTAACCATCAGCGGAAAATGTGGACTGTACAAAATTCATGAATCAAAAGTTATCAACAAATAAATGTGCAGTTGTGGGAGTAAAGTCAAAAGGCCAGTTGTAAAAAAACCTGTAAAGAAATGACCAACCTAATCTTTGAAGCTACATCAACGGCTCTCTTTGCTCAATTCTTTTGCTATGCGATTATCTTTGTTCCATACTTGCAATGGTATTCCAATCTTATCAACAAACTCCCTGACTACCTTTCTGACCCTTTAGGGAACTGCCCTTATTGTTTTGCTCCCTGGTTATTTTTATTCTTACATTATGTTCCAATTCCTCAAGAAATCAAAGAAGTCTGTTTCGCCTTCGGCTGGATATACTTCATCAATGCCTGTTTCAACCGATTC